CGTGGTGGCGACCTGATCGACGCTGCCGCCGTGAAGTTCCTCGTCTCGCAAGCGGTCTAGCACCCTTCGGGACGTTCCCCGGTCGAAGCGGTCATCCGTGCATTCGGGTGGCCGCTTCGCCACGTTCGGGAGTTCGGGTTGAAGATCCTCTGGGCCTCCAATGCACCGTGGGCGCCGTCGGGCTACGGCACGCAGACGCTCCAGGTCGTCAGGCGCTTGCGCGCGGACGGCCACAAGGTGGCCATCGCCGCCAACTTCGGCATCCAGGCGCGGATGATGACCGACGACCTGTTGCCGGACGTGCCGATCCTCCCGGCGCTCTATGACGGCATCGGCAACGACATCCTCCCCGCGCACTACCAGTTTTGGAAGAACGCGGGTGGCGACGAACCGACCCGCCTGATCACGCTGTACGACGTCTGGCCCTACCAACGCGAGCGGTTCCGCGACATCCCCATCTCCTCGTGGGTCCCGGTCGACCACTACCCGCTCACGACCGCGGTAGCGGAGTGGTGCAAGGAGCACGACGTCATCGCGATGTCGCGCTACGGCCAGGAGCGGTTCACGGTCGCCGGCATCGACTCCACCTACATCCCGCACGCCATCGAGCGCGTGTACCGGCCCATCGACGACGCCCGCGAGGCGCTCGCCTGGGAGCCAGACGCCTTCTACGTCCTCATCAACGCGGCCAACAAGGGCGCCACGCCGATGCGCAAGGCGTGGTCCGAGATGTTCGGCGCGCTGGCGATGTTCATGCACGCGCATCCCGACGTGCGCCTCCACCTCCACACCGAGCGCATCGGCGCCAACTCGCCCGACCTGCAACAGATCATCGACTCGTGGCTCCTTCCGTCCGACCGGATCGGCTGGACGCCGCAGTACGCGCTCAAGACCGGCCAGGTGGACCAGGAGGACGTGGCGCGGCTCTACTCCGCGTCGGATGTCCTCCTCGCCACCTCGAAGGGCGAGGGGTTCGGCCTCCCCGTCATCGAGGCGCAAGCGTGCGGCTTGCCGGTCATCGTGTCCAACTGGACCGCCCAACCGGAGCTCGTCGGCGGCGGCTGGGTAGCCGACGTGCAACCGGACTTCGACGTCGGCCAGGGCGGCTTCTTCTGCACGCCCATCATCAGTAGCATCCTCGCTCGGCTCGAGGACGCCTACGCCGCGCGGCAAGACGCCGAGCGCTGGGCCGACCTCCGGGCGAAGGCCATCGCGAAGGCCGCCGAGTACGACGCGGACAAGGTGTTCGACGAGTACTGGCGTCCGTACATCGTACGTACAGAGGACCGGCCGACCCGCCAGCAACGCCGCGCGACGCGTCGGAAGAAGGCTGCATGAGAGTGGTCGTCACCGGCGGCGCCGGGTTCATCGGCCGCCATCTGGTCGAGCGCCTGCTGGACGCCGACTGGGACGTCGATGTCGTCGACGACCTCCGCTCCGGCGGTAGCGCGCCCGAGGGCGCGACGCTCCACGCCCAGCCCGTCCACAAGGCGCAACCGCACCCGTACCCCGACGTGATCTTCCACCTCGCGGGTCCGGTCGGTCCCGTCGGGGTCTTGCATCAGACCGGCCACATCGTGCCGGACATCGTGCGCGACGCCGGCCGCGTGCGCGACTGGGCCCTGTTCGCGGACTGCCCGCTCGTCTACGTCTCGACGTCCGAGGTGTACGGGTCGGGTGGCGTCGACGATGAATGCGACCCGACGACGTTCGCGGCGGCGGTGAGTGCGCGCAAGGAGTACGCGGTCGGCAAGCTGGCCGCCGAGACGATGCTCCGCGATACCGCGGCGCTCGACGTGCGGATCGTCCGGCCGTTCAACGTCGCCGGGCCCGGCCAGAGGGTCGACGGCGGGTTCGTCCTCCCTCGCTTCATCGCACAAGCCAGGGCCAACGTGCCGCTCACGGTCTACGCACCGGGCACCCAGCGGCGCGCCTTCACCCACGTCGCGGACATCGTGGACGGGCTCGTCCGGGTCCACGAGCGGGGCCGGCCGGGCGAGGTCTACAACCTCGGCAACCCGGCCAACGTCTGCGACATCCGCCAGCTCGCCCTCGAGGTCATCGCTGCCACCGCATCTCACTCGACCATCGAAGTCGTCGACCCTCGCACCCTATGGGGCCCCGGTTTCGCCGACGCACCGGACAAGGTGCCGATGGCGGCCAAGGCCCATATCGAGCTCGGCTGGTTCCCCACCAGGGACCGCGCGACGACCATCCGGGACGCCATCGGATGATCCAGGTCCTCGCCATCCCGGTCCTCAACCGCCCCGACCTCCTTGAGGCGTGCTTGCGGTCCATCGATGAGCCCGTCGAGCGGCTCGTGGTCATCGACAACTCGGGGAGTGGTGAGATGGGCGACCGGGCATCAGAGACGCGACCGGACGCGCTCATCGTCGACCCGCCGGCGAACCTCGGCGTCGCCGCGTCCTGGAACCTCGCGATCAAGTCCACGGCCGACGCGCCGTGGTGGTGCATCGTCAATGCCGATATGGCGTTCGCGCCGGGCTCACTGGCGCGCCTCGCCGGGGCGATGACGGATGCGCCCGAAGTGCGTTGCCTGTACGAGTTCGGCGCGTTCGGTATCACCGCTGCGGCCGTCGAGACGGTCGGCCTGTTCGACGAGAACTTCCACCCCATCTACTGCGAGGACACCGACTACCGCTACCGCTGCGGGCTCGCCGGTGTCCCGGTCATCGACATGCCTGACGACTCGACCCACGTCGGATCCGTCTCGTATGTCGGCAACCCTCGCGCCGACAACGGTCGGACCTACCCATCGAACCGGCGCTATTACGCCGAGAAGTGGGGCGGTGACATCGGTCGCGAGACGTTCACTTCGCCATTCGGCGCGGGCGGCTCCGTGGCCGACTGGACGTTGCGTCTCTCGCGCGTGCGGGATAACCGATGGTGAGGCGGCTCCTCGCCTGGCTCATCGCGCCGCCGCGCTGTAGCGGTTGCGGGCGCACGGTCCGAGAGGTCCGGCGCTCGCCATGTCGTGGGTGTGGGTCATCAGTCCGCACCGTCTCTCGCAAGGTCGATGACCGCATGGTCGCCGACGACAAGCTCTAGGAGAACCCGTGCACGAGCCCGTCGTCCGGCGCATCGGTCGGACAGTCCTCGACGTCTACGATGGCGTTGTCACCATCCGGGACGGCGACAAGGTCGCGCAACGCATCAGGATCGGCCCCAACAACGTTCACGCCGTGGTCATCCACCCGGACGGCTCATGGACCGACTGCGGCGTGTCCGAGAACGTGATGACGACCGCCAACAACGGCGGTCGGGACCAGGTGGCCGCCATGCTCGGCGGCAAGCTCGGCTTCGGTGTGTCGAGCACCATCGCCACGGCCTCATCGGCCACGTCCTTGACGGCCACCGGCACGCCGTTCACGACCGATGCCTACATCGGGCAAGTCGTCATCGCCGAGGAGTCGACCAACTCTCCGGTGCGCGCCACCATCAGTAGTAACACGACGTCCGTCCTGACGGTCGACGCCTGGCGCAACGGCGACGACTCGGCCGGTACCACCCCGGCCTCGACGGCCAACTACAACATCATCCCCGGCAACGCTCCGGCGCGCTACATCGCGCTGACCGAGAACGCGTCGGCGGCGTCGGCGTCGAGCACGTCGCTGACGGGCGAGATCACGACCGGCGGATGCGGGCGGGCGCTGGGCACGTACGCCCACACGCTGGGCGCGGCCACGTTCACGCTGACCAAGTCCTTCTCGGTCACCGCGTCCTTCCCGGCCATCCATCGGGCCGGGCTGTTCCAGGTGTCGACCGCAAGCTCGGCGTTGCTGTCCTTCGAGACGGTCCTCAACGCGGATGCCAACGTCGTGAACGGTGACACGCTCAGCGTCACCTGGACCATCACGATCAGCTAAGGCATGGCCCTCTGGACGCCGGGCGACCTGATGGGTCGGTTCGGCGAGGCGAACTTCTCCGCCCCGTCCTCGACCGTCGGGACCCAGATCACCGCCAGCTCGACCGCCGGGAGCAAGGGCTCGTGGACGCAGCTCATTGCCTCGACGGCCAAGGAGTATCACTGGCTCATCGTCGGCTTCACCGCGAACAACGCCTCAGCGACCATCACCAACGTCGTGGTGGACATCGGCATCGGGGCGGCCAGCTCCGAGATCGTGCTGGTACCGGACCTGCTCGTCGGCTCGCAGCCGTCCATCACGACCGACTTCGCGCCACACCTCTACGTCTTCCCCATCCGCGTCCCGTCAGGCTCGCGACTGTCGGCACGCTCGGCATCGGGTCCGGCCGGTTCTCTGACGTGCCGCGTCCTGATGTGGCTGTTCGGCAAGAACCCGAAGGTCCCGTCGTGGACCGGCTCCAAGGTGACGGCCTACGGCATCACCCTGTCGGGCGATGCGCGCGGCGTCGCCGTGACGCCGGGTGTGTCGGCCGCCGAGGGTAGCTGGACCCAGATCGTCTCTTCCACCGGCGACCGGTGCGAATACATCGTGCCGGGTTGGGGGATGCCTCAGACGACGACCGTCGCCAACCAGGTCTATGCCCTCGACTTCGGGTTCGGCGCGTCCTCGGCCGAGCAGGCGCTCGTCCGGGACATCCTCTTCATGACCGATACGAGCGAGCGCGTGCACGGCGGCTGGTGCATGCCCATCTACGCCGACCTCCCGGCCTCGACCCGGCTCGTCGCGCGGTTGTCGCAACACAGTACGACCGCGCAAGCGGTCGATGTCGCGCTCTATGGGGTGAGTTGACCGATGGCCGCAGAGAAGGAGAGCGGGTCGCAAGCGGCCAGCATCGGGACCGAGCACACGCTCAACGGCACGACGCCGGAGACGACCGATGGCGTCTACCAGCTCTGGATCGATACCTCGGCCATGGCCAACGGCGACACGCTGGAGATCCGCATCAAGGAGAAGGTGCGCTCCAGCGGCACGCAACGACTGGTGTGGCTGGACACGCTCGCCCACACGCAAGACGAGCCGGGCTGGTGCAGTCCGGCGCTCATCCTCCTCCACGGCTGGGACATGACCATCAAGCAGACGGCCGGGACGGGGCGTACGTTCGAGTGGTCCATCCGGTCGGCCTGACATGACCCAGGCCTGGGGATTGCCCATCCTCCGCCAGGCGGCGGGTGGCTCCACCGTCAACCGGACGGCCTCCGATACGCTCACCCTGTCTGACTCGCCGGCGCGCACCGGGACCTTCCTCCGGGCGCTCAGCGATAGCGCCGCGCTCGCGGATACCGTGGCTCGCGTCGGGACGTTCGCGCGGACGGTCGCCGATAGCGTCGGCCTCTCGGATGCGGTGACCCGCGCCGGGACGTTCGTCCGCACGCTGGCCGATAGCGTCGGCATCGCACAGACGGTCGCGCGCGCCGGGACGTTCCTTCGGACGCTGGCCGATAGCGTGTCGCTCGGCGATAGCGTCAGCCGGGCCGGGACCTTCCTTCGGACGCTGGCCGACTCGGCGTCCATCTCCGAGTCCGTGGCCGGCATCAAGGTCATCGTCCGGACGCTGGCCGACACGCTGACGACCTCGGATAGCGTGACGCGCACGCTCACCCTCGGCCGCGCGCTGGCCGATAGCGTCACGTCCTCGGACGCCGTCGCGCGCACGCTCACGCTCGCGCGCACCGTCAGCGACGCGCTCACCGCCTCGGACACCATCGCGCGTGCGCTCACACTGGCCCGCTCGGCGGCCGACAGCATTGGCCTCTCCGATGCCGTCACGCGTGCCCTCACGCTGGCCCGCTCGCTGGCCGATGCGGTGACGGCCTCCGATGGCGGGACCCGCGTCGTGACGCTGGTACGAACGCTGTCCGACTCGCTCAGCGCATCGAGCGTGGTGTCCGCGCTCAAGACGTCCGGCGCGATCGTCGGCGGCATCCCGCCGGCCATCGCCGGGGCCATCTCCAGCGTCATCTCGGCCGTCGCGGCGCACGTGCGTCCGGGCGGTGCGTCGAGCCACGACAGACCCGGCGGCAACGCTCGCCATGACAGACCGCGGTAGGTGACACGGTGCCGAACGTCCTCAAGCTGACCGTCGAGAACCCGGACGAGATCCGCAACGCTGGCGCGTACGACACCGACGCGCTCATGCGCGTGCAGTCGTCCGCGACCGAGACGGGCACCTTCGCCGACCTGACCGGTACCGGCTCGACGCCGACCGTCGCGGTCGTGGCCGCCACGCGCTCGTATACCGCCTACGACCCGAACGGCACGTCCTCGACGTGGTACCGGACGCGCTTCGAGAACGCCGCTGGGACGCGCCTGTCCGACTGGTCGGCCGCCTTCCAGGCGGGCGACGAGACGGCCGGGTTGCTGTGCGGCGTCGATGACGTCTGGCAAGCGGTCGGCACGGGTAGCCCGTCGGCCAACGATGCCGAACTCATCATCGACAACATCCGCCAGGTGTCGCGCCAGATCGAGAACTACTGCGGCCGCTGGTTCGCGCCGCGACCGCTGTCGGGCACGACCACCTACCGGTTCCATACCGAGTCCGGCTACTCGTTGTGGATCCCGCGCGGCATCCGAAGCATCACGACGCTGGGCATCGGGGCCGAGGACCAGCCCGACTCGGGCGGGACGTACACCACCGCGACCGCGACCGACTTCTACATCGACCCGCCGGTGGTCCAACGGACGGACCCGGCGAACGACCCCGGCTTCTGGGTGCGCTTGCGGTCCCAGGCGGCGACGTACTTCGTCGACGCCACGTTCGGGGCGCAGATCACCGGCGCATTCGGCTACGCGCGGGTCCCCGATGACGTGCAAGGTGTCACCACCCGCGCCGCCATCCGCAAGTACATCGGCAAGGGCGGCGCCGTCACGGCCGTCGGGCCGAACGGGACGGAGTTGCTGTTGCCGGATATGGCGGGCTCGGACCGCACCGTCCTCGACTGGTACAAGCGGCGCGTATGAACACGAAGTCCATCGCCGCCGCCATCGCGGGGCGCTACACGGGCATCACCGCCACCGTGAACGGGGTCACCGAGGCGCTCGTGCTCTGCACGGCCAGCTTGCCGAACACGGTCGCCAAGGGGCCGGTGATCCTGGTCTATCCGCCGAGGGGCGTAGTCGGCCTCGGCTCGCCGATGCCACTCGGGCATCGCAACGACGTCCTCACCTTCCCGGTCCGCCTCCTTCGCGACCCGCTCGACGTCCCGGTCCGCAGCGACGCGCTGTACGCCTGGTATGACGCCATGCGCGATCGCGTCGAGGGCGACATGGACCTAGGCCTCGGAGCCTACGTCAAGTGGGCCGAGACGAACGGGCCCGTCCGGCTGGAGCTGGACGGGGAGAGCTATGCCCAACCCGGAGCCGTCGGGGGCCTCGGGACATTCGATGTGGTCGAACTGCCGGTCACCGTCCAGCTCGACGAAGCCGTCAGCATCAGTATCTAGGAGTACGACCCGATGGCCCTAGAGGTCTTCACCGCAGCGCGCATCGGCCTCGAGGCCACTCGGGGCACGTCGGTCACGCCGACCCGCAACCTGTCCGCAAGCTCGTTCATCTGGGAACAGACCATCGCCACCATCCGGCCCGAGGAGTTGCGCAACAACTACGAGGGCTGGTGGTCGGCGACGGCCGGCGTCGAGCGCAACACGTTCCAGATGAACGGCCGGAACACCTATGAGCAGATGATCCTGCTCGGCAACATGTTCGTCGCGCCGCTCGGCACCGCGTCCGGGACGACCATCTCGGGCGGTACCGCGTGGACGTTCACGTTCACGCCGTCGGGTACGGCCGACAACGTCAAGACCGGGACGGTCCAGGTGGCCGAGGCCGACACCATCGCCACCGCACCCGGCGTCGAGCTCAAGTACCTCTTCGGCCAGACGCTCAACCTGCACTGGGAGAAGAACGACGACGCCGGGCTCCAGTTCGATGCGTCGTACCTGTCGGCCGGCACGGCTACCCAGATCACCGCCTTCACCGGCTCACCGACCGACCTGAACCAGTTCCCGGTGTCGATGAACAACACGCAGACTTATATCGACGCCACCACCATCGGCACGACCGCCGATACGAACGTCGTGTCGGTGGACTGGACGCTCAACCTGAACCCGGTCCCGTTCTACTCGCTGAACAACAGCGCCGGCGTCACGTCGGTCTTCCGCCCACAGCATCGCGCGTGGACGGCGCGCATCGTCCGCCAGTACGCCTCCAACTCGGAGTGGAACGTGTACGGGACCAAGGCCGAGCGCAAGATCCGCGTCCGATCGCTCGGTACCGCGGTGGCGGGCATCAACGACAAGGTCGACCTCGACCTCTACGGCGTCATCACCGAACGCTCGAAGAGCAACGTCGACGGCATCACCACCGAGGAGCTGACCCTCGAGCCGATCGTCGACACGGGCGCCGGGACGATCAGCTTCCAGCTCGTCGTCGTCAACCACTCCTTCGGGACGCTCTAGGGCGTCCACGGCGCCGGGGCGCCGATCTCTTCGGGCCGCCTCCCCGAACGGGCGGCCCGGCCCCGTTCGGGAGCACATATGCCGCGTATCGAGTTGCGCGACGGCCAATGGGCCGAGTTGCGCGAGCGCATCAGTCACGCCCAGGACAAGGAGATCATCCGGACCCGCCTTCGCGGGCGCACCGATGAGACGGCCAAGCCGGACCTCGTGACCGCCACGGTGCGGGTCTTCCTCCGCGACTGGAATGTGCGCGACCCGGACGGGCGCGATATCCCGGTGTCCGACGAGGACGCGGTGGACCGCGCCCCGGACGACATCGTGGACATGCTCATGGTCCGGGCCACCGAGCTCTACACCGGGGCGACCCTGACCGACCCGCTGACGGGCGAGCCCTTGCCAAACCCTACTCCGCGCTCATCGGACGCCTCCTCATCGGCGGACGGGTGAGCGAGGGCGACATCGACCGCCTACCGGACCCGTCGGCCTTCCGGGACGCGATGTTCCTGCACGTATCCGGGACGTGGACCGCCCGGAGCCTCGACGAGGCGGACGCGCTCACGCTGGCCCTGGTCAGACGCTTCCGCACCCCTGTCACACGGAGCGACTGAATGGCCCGGACGCCGATCACCACGACCATCGACCTGTCCGGCCCGTTCTTCACCAAGGACCCCCGGCGGACCTTCCTACAGAACGTGCGGGACCTCATGGACGTCATAGCGCGCGAGGGCGAGGCGGACGTCAAGGCGCAGTTGCGCCAGGGCGAGCCGGCCCGCGCTCCGCTGTCGGCCGGACTCAGCCCGGCGCGTGTGTCGGGCCACGTCCGGGGCCGCGTGTCGAGCCTCAGCGGCCGCCGCTGGGCGTACACGGCGGTCGTGTCCGTCAACAACAGCGGGCTGTCCAAGAAGCAAGGCATCGCGCTGATGGCCGCCGCGGCGGTCGTCGAGCGACGCACGGGCGCATTCAAGCGCACCGGCAGGCGGCTCCGCAAGGCGGTGAAGCGGGCGAACCTGACCAAGGGACTGTGACGGATGGCTGAGAACCTCGTCAGGGTCCGCGGCACGTTCGACGACAAGATCTCGTCCAAGCTCGCCAAGATCCGCGACAACTTCGACCGGCTCGGCAAGTCCGGCGGCTTCAAGGCGCTCGCGCAAGGCGTCGGTCTCGGCATCGGCCAGGCCGCCTTCAACGTCCTCGGGGGCGCGGCCTACAAGGCCGGCGAGTTCATCGGCGATAGCATCGACAAGGCGTCCGCCCTGAACGAGACGCTATCCAAGAGCCGCGTCATCTTCGGCGAGTCGGCGCGGACCATCGAGGACTGGGGCGAGGGGGCCGCGTACGGCTTCGGGCTCAGCAAGCAAGCGGCCGTCGAGGCGGCCGCCACGTTCGGCAACTTCTTCACCGGGCTGGGCAAGAGCCAGCCGGAAGCGGCCGCCATGTCGAAGCGACTGGTGGAGCTGGCGGGCGACCTTGCCTCGTTCAATAACCTCGACCCGACGGACGTCCTCGACAAGTTGCGATCCGGTCTGACCGGCGAGGCCGAGCCGTTGCGCCGGCTCGGCGTGTTCCTGAACGAAGGCAAGGTCAAGGCCAAGGCGATGGAGCTGGGCCTCGCCGGGGCGACCGGTGAGCTGACCGAGGGCGCCAAGGTGGCCGCCCGCTACGCGCTCATCCTCGACGAGACGACGACGGCGCAAGGCGACTTCGCGCGCACGGCCGGCGAGGTAGCGAACCAGCAACGCATCCTGAAGGCCGAGATCGACGACGCCCAGGCCGCCCTCGGCGAGCGGCTCTTGCCGGTCCAGAAGGATGTCACCCGTGCGTCGCTCGACTTCCTCATCGCGGCGGGCGCCATCGCCGATAGCTTGAGCGGAAAGGTGACGCCCGAGTCACTCGCGTTCGCGCGGGCGATGGGCAAGCTCAGCGACGAGCAGTTCAGGGCCGAGC